CCGTATGCCCGCAGCATTCCGATCTGATACGGTTGCCACAGAATGACTGTGCTAATTTAATAACGGCTGCAAGGATGGCTATGATAGTGGCAGAGGCTCCTCCTGCTTTAAGAGCATCAAGAAAATCCATTTAAAGGGGGGTTAGAAAATGTTGTAGGTTGTATGTTGTAGGTTGATTTGTTAGAATTTCAAAAAATAATTTTAAAACCGAATCGGTTCTGAAATTATTTCGGCGCGGCTGGGATTACCAACCTACAACATCCAACCTACAACATTTTAGGGGAGCATGGATGCAGGGACGGGCAGCAAGTCCAGATCCCGTAGTTCCCCGCCTGCTTCTGCGTTCAGTATCCCTACCAATGCGTCTCGCAGGTACCCCAATCCACGAGCTAGTTCTCCACGGGGGGCTGTTTCAAGCCGCAGCAGTTCCTCGAGGAGTCGCTCCGTATTTACACGGGGCGTTTCAAAGACATTGCCGAGTCGCGCTCTGAACTGTCCTATCTCGTATTTGAACTTGCGCAGAGGTAGTGCTGCTTCATTCTCCAGTAGAAAAAGGAGTGTGTCTATATCACTTACAATGCTGTAGATGCGTCCCAGATCGCCATTCAAGGAGTTTGCTGCGGGTTCCCTTTAGCAATGAAAAGATGCGCTTACCCATTTTGAAATACTGTCCGTCTTCTGCGAGATATAAAATATTTTTTTTTAGTTCGTGCATCCCATCCATGGGAACATCATTGAGAACCTTCCCCTTATAGCGGAATGAATAAATACAACTAAAGTCGGTGAATCGGTTATTCTCTACAAGGGCAACTGCGTCTATCTTGGTAATAGCGGGAGATGTTATACCCTGCTCAAGTGTGAAGCGGACTCCGTTGCGGAGGGTCGCATAGCCTCGCAGCACATCATCGACAGTCCATCGGACGATGTGGGGTCGTATCTCTTTCTGTGCGCGCAGGAACTGGGCGGGTGTTGGATCGGCTTTTAATAGGCTGCGTGCGTCTGCGGCTTCCTCTTCGCTGACTACACCCCCATTTACTAACTTTTCTAGTCGCTTGCGGGAATCAGTTGCATCGTATCCCGTGACCTTGCCATGGTGGACATCGCCAAACACGACCTCCCACTCTGGAACACATCCGCATTTTATATCACCAACATAGCAGTCGGGGAGTTTCATTAGTTGGCGAATATTTTTCTGTAGACCGCTACAGATGGCGGCGATGCTCTTGCCTTTAACGATTTCAAACAAATCGTAATCGCCGGCATATTGCTGCGACGACAGCGCCATACTGCCTGCTATTTTAACGTCCTTTGGTGCGAACGCCAGCGCATCTATTACAGCAAGGACATCGGCAGGATAGTTGTATGGGTATTTCTTCTCCTTTAGCAATGCAGCCGACATTTTCTCTCTACTGTATAGAATAGAAAATGAGTAAATCACTCACCGAGATTAGGGCGTACTCGTTGAGCGACAAGGACATCAACGATATATTAGATCCTGATACGAAAGTATTTTCTTACCCGAAGTTCGCTGAGATGGAACACATAGATCAAGCCTTCGATAAATTGGGACGATGTGTATTTCTTTTCTTAACAGAGAATGAGAAGACGGGACACTGGCTATGTATGTTTAAGCGCAAGGGTTTCATTGAATACTTTGACTCCTACGGCGAGCGCCCAGAAGCCCAGAGGTCGTGGGTTAGTCAAGAGCAGTTGGTTGCATTGGGCGAGGATCGTCCCTATCTAATGGACTTACTCAAAAAAAGTGGATACCATGTATATTACAACACACATCCATACCAGAAAGATAAATCAGATTTTAATACTTGCGGGCGTTGGTGTGTAGCTCGGCTTATCTGTAAAGATATGACGAATCAGCAATTTTACAACATAGCAACAAAGAGCGGACACAGTCCCGACGACTGGGTAAGCCAATTCACATATGATATGTTGGGTAAATAAAATATCACTCATCATTATAGAAAATGTCTTCCAGCATCACATTCAGCGGCACACCTGATACTGACGGCGACCCAGAGTACGTCTATTACAATGCCCTCATTTCTAATACGCGCACATCAGCATTGGCTACGGTTGATCCTCCTGCAAGATTCCAAGAAACTCGTGGTGCGCCTATTATTCAAGACGCAAGTAAGTATCTTTTTTCAATAGTCCGAGCGAACATGAATGGCTGTGGTAAGGACTTACCTATATTCATTCCGACTATTCGCCAAGGTGCTTCTAATCCGGGACTGAATGTGGATTTGACTATTTATAGCGTCACACAGTCACTTCAAGCCACTTACACGGTGGCGGGCAACCCCTATGTCAGCCCAACGTTCATATCAACTCAGCCTATTATTTGGGTGACGGAAGTCGATGATAATTCTCTTGCACCAACCCCTCAGCCCAGCACAACACAAACTGGTCAAGATGTTAGCACTCTGTATTACTTTACCTATACTTACAGCCATTGGTTAAGTTGTGTGAATACTGCTTTTACTGCTGTTCTGGCGGATCTCCAATCCCAGTTCAACGTATGGTGGTTAGCGAATGTTCCCGGCGCACCCCCAACTCTGGGGACGGTTGCGACAGTAATGACTTACAACCCAACCACAAATCTTTTTTCAATCTATGCGAGCCAATACTCCTTCGGTGGGGTCAATGCATCATCCTTCGGCGGGGCTTCTGCTGAAGCTTCTAAGTTGTTTTTCAACTCAAACATGTATGGGCTGTTTAACAACTTTGATGCGCAGGCGGTCAATCTATCCTCCGAGCGGGCTTATGAAATTATTATCCGCAGTATACTCTTCCAGAATATTTTGGCTGTTGCTGTTACTGGCAAGTCATACTGGATAATGGTCCAAGACTACGAGTCTACCAGCACCCTCTGGTCGCCCATTGAGTCCATTGTTTTTACCAGTACAATGATGCCGCTCGTTTTTGAGCAGACGGGTGACCCGGTTAAATATGGCGATAGCACGGTGGGCATTGTGAATAATACGCAGTTGGCTTTCTCCCCGATCATTACGGACATCGCCCTCACAAATGAGAGTGCCTCGGACTACCGCGGGTTCGTGCAATACATACCCTCGGCGGAATACCGAATGGCTTCCTTCCAGCGCTCCAAGTCTGGTATCTCAAATATTGATGTCCAGATATTCTGGAAGAGTCGGCTGAACGGACAACTCTACCCGGTTCTCATGCCGAATGGGTCAAGCGTGTCCCTAAAGATGATGTTCCGGCGAACGACCCTTTAAAAATAATCTTCCTAATGAATATAGAACATGGCTACCGCAGACATCGCCAAGCAGTCAATTTTCGACGCACGCATTGTACAGAACGCTCCCCGCTATGCCGTTCAGAAAGGTTCCCTTTCGCTGACTAACGCTCCCTACAATGCTATCAGCGCAACCTCCTCCCAGCACACTTACCAGATAAACGTCCCATCGCAAAACGTTTTTGTTGATAGAGCGATTGAGTGGAGCGCTGGTGTAGATATTCAGTTCAACGTGGTAGTAGCGGAGGCTGCCGCATTGGCGAACGATGTCCCCATCGCAGTGTGGGGTCGCGATATGGCTCTCTGTGCCTTCCCCCTGAACTCTCTTATCGCCACCACAACATGCACCATCAACGACACGAGTATAACCATGAATACTGATACTGTCCTCTGGGAAGTTCTCCGACTTGCTGACTACCGCAAGAATCGTCTGAGCCGAACTTGCCCGACGATGTTAGATACGCTCAAGTCTTACGAGCCGGCTAACCAGTCCATCGTTTCTCCGCTGGCTGACTATCTCGCCCAGACTTCTCCCGACCAGCGCCCCAACGGTGCTTGGTTTGATATTGACTGGATCAACCCTAATAACGGCACTGTGCTTGCTGGCGGAACTGTTGCGGTTCCCCTAACATACGTCTTCAACAACGGTGCTGCTGATATCACCGTTCGCTTTGCTCGTGGTATCCCCGTATGCAACACGGCGGCGCAGGGCGGCAACCCCGCTGCGGGCTACCCGGTGGCGTGTCGCTTCCGCTCTACGGAGAAGTTGGTACTCTCTCCTTTTATTTTTGCTGACGCTGCTGAGTGGGAGACTGGTATTTTTGGCGTGAATAACATGCAAATCGTCCTTTCAATGAAGGCGGACATTCAGCGTGTGCTGCGCAACTGCTCTACGGCGGCTAAGCGCACTGTCCCCGGCGCATCTATTAAGTATCGCGTGTCGGCGGCGGGTTCGCCCTTCACCACACCGCGTGTCAACGTGCAGGTTTTGACTCCGTCGCTCGATCTCCCACTGCCCGCGAAGTCGGTCGTGCAGTATCTCGAGTATCCCCGTTACCTGCAGACAGTCGGTGACACTATCCCCGCTAACAGTTTTGTATCCGGTGTTCAGTCTCAGACCATCGTTCTCCCCCAGATCCCAGACATGCTGCTTGTTTACTGCAAGCCGAAATACGCAGACCTAACGCCTACTCAGGGCGACTGGTATCTGCCCATTAAGAAGATTAGCGTCAACTTCGACAATTTTGCTGGATTACTCTCGAGCCACACGCCGCAGCAATTG